GCCCCATTTACCTCAACTAACACAGGCGTATCCGGGTCCCAATACCGCAAACTTGAATCATTAACCTGATAGCGCTTCCTCTCAGTATCCCCTGTGCACGGTTTATCCGAAAAAGACACCGGAGCGGTGTTAACGTCAGAAACGTACACCGCGCCAGTCATTCCACTAATTGCCATATTTATTCACGCTCCTTTAGTTGGTAGCGTCAATGCGCCTGTGCCTGTTATGTCGCAACTGAACGATGCCTTATCGTCCACCGGTACCTCAATCGAGGGTTTTACAAATGCTTCACCCTGGAATGACACGCCCGAGGAAACCTCAAAGGTAAATTCCAGCGTTTCGCCGTTAATCCACGCATTGAGAATTGCTTTCTGTCCGTTGGTGTCGTTTGTCTTGAGGTTTCCTTCGATACTGCCAGACCACTCTTTCAGCCCTGCCAGATATTCCTTCCATCCGTTGGAATCAAAGCTGGTGATTTCAATATCGTCAGCCCCCAAGTCCAGGCTCCAGTTTGATATTTCCGCTATTTTATTCGCGCCGATCTTCACAGCTCCGCCATATCCTGCTATTGCCATACAATTACCTCCTCTTAATGAAATCTCCCCAAGTTATATCCCTGAGGTTGTCCCAAGCTAAGTCGATTTCTTCTTTTATAACATCAAAGTTCACGAAGAGTTCGACTCTGTTGTTGTTATCTCGTTTCAGTATTTCCGGTGAACCACGTGCCTTGATGAGCAGATACCGGGTGCCGGATAGCATTTGTTCATGTAGTCCATGGAGTTTCTCCATTACTTCTCCGATTTTTGTTCTTGCAGCCTCATAGCTTGTGCCTCGCACTCTCACCTGCAGGCCTGGGTATTCTCCGTTCCAGTGCAAATCCGGAGGGCTGCCGGCATATTCAAAAAGCGCTATGCAGTTGTCGGGCTGGTCCGGCATCAGGCCGAGAAACATATCAGTTCCCGGAGTGCCAACACCTTGATTTTTCAAATATGTGCTTATATCGCTCAGCATCCGGCATCACCTCACTTTGTTTTTTCTAAGGCCTTTTTGACTTGCTTTTCTGCATATTGGAGGACTTTCTTCTTGTTCCGGTTAAACGGGTCTTCAAGGTATTTGGCCTTGCCGCCTCGGGGGTGATTGTAATCTAATTCCTCATGTTGGCGTCTGGCATAAGGAGTATTGAAGCTGATATAAACAGCCTTCTCCTTGCCTTCCGGACCGGGGAAAGCGTCCTTCATGTCGGTACCAGATTCAGCAGCTTCGTACACCTGTGCCCCGTCCGGCAGCGCCCCGACGGTTACGGTACCGCTGCGGCGTAAAGTCCCGGTGTCAATCGGCGTTTCATCTATAGCCTCGGTCAAAATAGCTTCTGCTCCTGTGCGCAACGCTTTGAGCCCAGCTTCCTCTGCTATTTTGACCGCCTCTTTAATACGCCATTTGTTCTTTGCCATTACACCGCCACCTCTCTGTGGACTTCTTTGCCGTCCAGACCCGGAACCGTAGATACAGCTATCACCGGCCACCTGCGCCCTCCAAACTCCAGCTCGTCTCCAGGCTTCACAGCTTCGGTGCAAAACACCCTAGCCTCTGACACTACCTCCCGGCCTTCGTTGTTCCGGACCAGGCGACGTCTGCCTTCCCAACGTACTTTGATTGTCTTGCTGCTGGTTGATGGCTCACCGTATTCATTCTGGCCGGTGACGTAGTGCCATATGGCGGTTTGGTTGAGATAGTCTTTTATCATGTTATGAACACACTCCCCAGAAGCCAGGGCTTGAGCAGTTCCTTTGCTTCCTGGCTTAATATTCCCTTTCCGGCACCTGCCGCATATGTTTCGCTCATATTTCCCAGGGTAATTGATTGTACCCCTTCCTGCTGGAGCTTCCTACGCTGGCTGTTGCCTCTTTCCAGGAGTGCAAGCGCTTCTTCGCAACAGGCTTCCTTGACTGCTTCCGGAATTTCAGTATCCGGGTAGCGGGGAAAGGCCAACTCCTGGGTATCCGTTGCCTTGCGCCCCTTGAGAAGCTGCCGGTCTATTTCTTTTGTTGCCTGCCGGAGGGCTTTTTCTTTGTCTGCGTCGCTGGTTTCGCCCCAGCTTTCGGCGTGGAGGCGTCCTGCGAAGTATTCGTTTGCTTCTTCGATTGTGCAGTAGCTTTCTGACATTTTTCCTCCGCCTCCCTCCTTGCTTTTTCCGCCTGCTGCCTGCGCATGCGGTTAAATCCAGTTATATCAACTGCCATAATATCACCTCAAAACATAGAGAGGGGCCATGCGGCCCCCTTATTCTTCCGCAACTGTTAGAATGTCATGTTCCTCCACCTTGACCGCATAGCCACAAATTGTTTTGTTGTCTCCGGCCACAGTCAATGCAACATCTTCTT